CTAATTGCTTTTCTGCAAGCTTTTGTTGAATGCGTTGCATCAATATTTTTTTATCTAATTTTTCTTCCTCTGATGTATGAATCTCATCGACAACTTTTGCGATAGTTTTTAAGGCTCCGCCTTTACCACCTAGTAGTCCTCCGAGAGCTTGTAGCACTATGCTGCTCCGCCTGTCATCCAGCTAATTACCCAGATAACAACGATCGCTACAATAGCGGCCTTGATCCAATCTTTCATCTGCCAGTCACTCCACTCTTTAATGTGTGACCATAGATCTTTTAGTAAGTTCATAGAACCTCCTTTGTTTAAGATGAGAATTATACTATTTTACGCCTTTAAAAGCTACTTTTTTAATCTGCGCATTGCTTGTCTGACCTTTTGGACCCGAACCTTTGTTGTTTTTTACAACAAAAGAGGGAAAAGTCATTGCTGCATCTGATCCAACTTTCATTGTTGGAAAAGGGTTTTTTGCAGAAACAGTAGTCATTTTTGCATTTTTAAACTTCATGATCTTGCCTTTCCATAGCCACGTTGAGCCAGTCTACCTGCTAGACCACCTTCTTTCATGCCTATTTTTTTTAAACCATTAATGGCACCGCCATCTTTTTTATATCCTATTTGATTACGAACTTTTTTATCTAATTTTGGTAATCCTTTATTATCTGCTGGTATATCTTTTAATTCTTTTGCCATACTGATTAATGTATAGTTGGTTTTAATAGATTTAGCAAGTCTCTTGCATTATGATTTAAAATATTATCATATTCTTGCTCGGTAAGGTTGTTATGGTACAACATTTTAGCTACACCCATCATTGCCCCCGCTAAAAGTATCTGATCTTCTTGACTTGTTACACCTGTATCAGCAAAAGTCATTAACTCAGTAAAATATTCCTGTAATCTAACTGTTGCGCTTGTCATTTTGCTTACTTAAATTAACATTTGCACGCAATTGTGCAATATCTTCTTGTGAATCTATTCTATCTTGCGCTATTTTTGCTGTTTGACGTAATTTTTCTTCATCAATACCTATTTTAGCCTCATCAGCCATTGCTTTTCTTTGTATATCTTGTGCTCTAAGGTCAATTTCTTGTTGTTTTAACCCTACAAGTGGATCTTGATTCATTTCTTGTACCGCTTCAGCCTCTTCTTGAACCATTTCATCTGTCATTTCTGCTACTTTTTCCGCAACTTGACTTTCAATACGTTCTTGAATCTGTAATTGTAGCTCTTCTGGTATTTGACCACCATATTGAGCTGTTATTTGATCTATTTCAGGTTTAGATTCTTCTTCTACCTCTTCTCTTGCCTGTATACTAACATGTTCCATAATATGAGCTTGTAAAATAGCCATAACTTGAGGATTACTTTTTACTAAAAACGATGACATTAGTGCTCTATGAGCATCAAGGTGAGCATTATGATTTTGTCCTCTAAATGCTACAAGAGGTTGTCCACTTACAGCTCCTGAATTTTCTGTGCCAGGATCCATTGGTTGAGGTTCTGCAGGAACAGGAAGTAAAACATCAATATCTTTTACACCAAGTGCCTGATACATTCGTCTGTATGCCTCATACATGTTGTGTGAAGCAGGGTCAGCTTGAGCTAATTGTAATTGTGTTTGTGCTAACGTAACACGTTGTGCCATAGAAAAAATGTTTGGATCAGATACTGGAATAATATCAATATCTTTTGAAAAGTCAGATTGTTTTAAACCTTGTATTTGATCAGTGCCAACTTCGTATGGATACTGAGAATCTAAAGATTCTGAAAAAATCTTAGCTAATAATTTAAATTCTATTTTTTGTGCGTAGTGTAGTCTTTTGTGAATAGCACTCATGACTCGCGCACCACGTTCCATTAACGCCATTGTTGTTCCAACAGGTGCTCCAGCTTGAGCTGCATCTCCTACTTTTTGATCAGCGACAGCGGCAAATCTAGATCCTGCTTCTACACAAAAACCTAACAGTTGAAATAAAGTACCGCTTGGTTCTTTATAAGGAAGCGGAATTAAACCTTCTCGTAGACTTCCACCAGGTGCATCTACATCTCTAAACTCTCCTGGCTGTAAAGGAGTATCATCATCGGCAACTCTAAGCCCTCTAGCTTTAAAACCAGCAGGTAAGTTTGATAATGTTCCTGCATCTAATAATTGTCTAAGCGCAGCAGTTGCTGTTCTTGATAAACCACCCAGCATGTGAATAAGACCAAAGCCATAAAAACTAAAACCAGGTAAAAATTTGTAATGAACAAAATACTGACGTTTTTTCTGTTTACCGTCTTGTTCATCATAATTTCTATATATGGATAAAATATTTGATGACCCTTCATCGATTGTTACAATATAGGGAACTTTAATTCCATCATCACTATCAATACCCTCAATATTTAAATCTACATGCATCTCTAATAATTGATAATCTTCATCATGATAACTTTTTTTAATACCAGATATGGTCGCTTCTTTTTCTTGCAAAGCTGTCTCATTATTGAAAACAGATAAATCAACATCTCTGTACATCCCAGCTACTTGCATTTTTGTTATGTCATTTTTTGTTCTTCTAATAACATGTGTTATTCTTTCGCAAGAAGGAAAGTCCGTTGTTTGATAAGGTACATACAAATCATCACTTGGTACAAATTTAGATACCGCTCTTCCTAGTCCGTCATCGTAGTAAACTTTTTTAAAAGCAGATCCTGATAGTGGTAAATAAAATAATAGTGAATCCATATCGGGATCGTATTCTTCCATCTCGTACGTAATCTGATAATTCATAAAATCTTTAATACGTTGCGCTTGTTCTTCTTTTTGTGTTGAAGTGTTGCCTAAGATTTGCGTGTTTACAGGTCCACCACTTGGTAGTAATTCTTTATAAGCTTGTGCTTGAAATTGTGTAATGGCTTCGGACAACATAGGATGTGTCACGGAACTCGCACCTTGGAAAGGTTGTGATCTTTCTGTGTATTTAAATCCAAGAAGATCTAATCCTTTTTTATATGTTTCTTCCCAATCTTTTCTTGATGCTTTATCATCTTCAAATGCTTCACGTAACTCACTAGATATAAGGTTAAGAGTATCGTCATCTAAAACTTCTGCAATGTTCATATCGAAAGAAGAAGTAATAACTTGTTCTTGCTCCCCAATCAGAGCAGAGCCATCTTCCATTATTTCTACATTAGGTGCTAGATCATCAGCAAAAGCGTTGCCTTCTATCTCCACCATTTGTTCAATAGCTTGTTCCTGTTCTGGTATAAATCCTATTGGTTTTTCTACTGCCATTATGCTGCCTCAAATATATCAATTATTTCTGGAGTATACACCATTCCTCCGTCTTTTCTATGAGTTTTATGTGGTAGTAGCATCTCTGGTGTTAATTTAATAGCAAAAACTTTACCCACACCGTCAACCTCAATAATCTTAAACTCAGAGTTATTTTCTTTAGCCGCACGTTTTAGTGACTTTTCTAAACTTGACGTATAGTGTTTACCTTTAGTATCAACACTATCTGGTCCTCCGTAGAACTCTTCAACACCGATACCTTTTAATTTTTCGCCTTTTTCTTTTGCTGCTTGTCTTTCCGCTAAAGAAGTATCTGTGCCCCCTCTATTTAAACCTTGACCTGCGTAACGTTTTTTTATGAGATCAGCAGGAGATATAGCATACCACTCTGCAGCGCCGTCTACTTTGTCCATAAATAATCGTTGAGCCGCTTCTGTTAAATCTCTTTTGACTAATATATCACCCCACTCTTCTCTGTTCTTAAATGGTACGTTCGGGAATAATTGTTTCATTGCTCCTTCACTCAATCCAATATTTAATTCTTCCAGCATTTTCTTTTCTTTCGCAATAGCGATGTTCATTGCTTTAATAGCTTCATCACTTGGTGCAGGCCCGCCTTTTGCTACCACATCAATCGCTACTTTGTTTTTCTGAAACTCATCAACAAAACTTTGCATTTCTTCCGCTGTGTTAAACATTGGTCTAAAGATCGTTTCATTTTTTGTATAAAAATCTAATACTTCAGGCTCTACATTTCTTGCACTACCTGAATACCGTGTACGTTCTGCGGCAAGAGCTCCTGCTCTTCTCTCCTTTGGTAAATCAAGAATAGCACCTAATTGCTGACGTAACTCATTTTCTAGTTCTTTTGCTTGTTGTAAAATATCTGATTGTATTTCATCAGCAAACGTTACAATAGTTTTTTGTCCTTTTGTTGCGGCTTCCATTTCACCCAACCTAACACTATCATCTTGTATTTTACTTCTGAATTGTCGTATTTGATTAGCGAGTGGCATATCAATTTCTTCTAAAAACGTCATTCGTGAATCAATAGTTTCTCGAATCATTCTTGCATTCATCTCATCCGTTGGTGTTAGATCACCATCTAGTGCTCTTCGCATTTTTTCATACGCTGATGCTTCTAATCCTGCTAACTGATTTTTTAACTTTTGTTGATTACGCTTGAGTGTTCTTATCATGGCAGGATCAACAGTTGCTGCGATTCCTTGTTTTGTTTTCTCTACAGGTAATGTTGCATTACGGTCCGTGAGCCGCGACCAACCGATCACATACCTCTCAGTAAAATCATGAGACGATCGAGGTAAACTATCAGGATCTTGTGGTATATACTTTGGATCAAGATACAATACAGATTCTCTATAACTTCCTGGTATCTCTCCACCTTCTTTATAACTGGTATAAATAGCAGGTTTATCACCATTATAATCTACAGTTCCATATGTAATAGAATCTACTTTACGCATTGGTGCTTGACGCACAATCTTCAGCATATCTTCTTTTACTAATGGTGTTTTATTTTTTGTAGCAATAGCTAGATAGTTATCGAGAATATTATCCTCTATTTCTTTTTTAGAAATTTGTTTGCTTTGTAAAAATTTATAAAAGTCTTCAGTGCTGTTAAATGTCTTTGGCGTGTTAGGGTCCATGAGCCGTGCTTCGAGGCCTGAGTAAAATGCTGACTCACTTGTTTCTGGTGAATCAATAATTGTCTTTGGTGTGTTTAGAAAATCAAGATCCTCTTGTATTTTTTTTGTTACTTCTTCTTCACTGCCTAACTTGCCTTCAATATCTTTTAAAATTTTTTTGTCATTTTTTGATAGTGAGGGCTGATCAAGAATCTTTATTTTATCAACATTACCAATTGCCCATAGAGGGGCTTTACCAACAAGACCTGCTAACTGTATTTGTTCGGGGCCATCTGTTACCACATCGCTTTCCTCAAATATATCAGTCGCGAGTCCTGGCTCACCGCCCATGGCTAAATTATCTACACGCATATCAGCAGGAATCTTATCTCCTACATTTAAATTTATTTCTAAACCGTTATCTACAAAAGGTGCTTGGTTAATTAATCCAAATTCTTTATCTATCATATACTGTTCATTCGCTGCTTTGTCTTTTGCATCCTCTGCTATATATTCAGGAGTCATTGTAACCATATCATAAGGTTCTTCTTCTGTCTTTGCATCAACAAAAGCTGATGCGATTGATTGACTTAATCTATTGTTAGTTAAAAAATCCATAGCTGCTCCTGGTGCCTTAGCTATTTTTGTGTCTTTTGCAAAATCACCAAGGTCACTGAGATACTCTCCTACTTTTCTATTAAAAGGTAATCTTTCATAACGTTCTTTTTCAGCAGCAGTTTCTTCGTTTATTTTTCTTGTTCGTTCCATTGATTCTTCATCAGTCATAGGTTCATTTATTAAACCTAAACTGTCTAACAAATACTCAGTTTGAGCTGTATCAAGAGGGTCGGGAAACTCACCTGTTTTATTTGTTATTTCAGCAACTAATCCTGGATTATTTATAACAACAGTACCGTCTTGCATATTGTAATCAAGATCATTTGAATTTATTTCTGTGCCATATTTTTGAGACAATAAAAAAGCAGTATATGATTTTAATCGTTCATTAGGGTTATCGGCCGTCAAGCCTTCACCACCTGTTGGATTACTCATTAATAAATTAGCAATCATTCCAGCGCCAGCACCCGTGCCTACTATTCTAGCGGCATTAGCCCCTACTTTAAATCGTGTTGGACCATCTGGATATATTCTTTTAATTAAATCTGTTGCTATTTTTCCTGCTTTTTGTGCAGGATTTTTTCCTGTAAGGACAGCGCTACCAAGGTTTTTTGTATTTTTTAATGCCTCTAGTGTCGCTCCATGTATTTGACCTACACTGTAAGGAAAGGCTTTTACTAAATTAGCGTATATCTTTGGATAAGCTGCTTTTATTTTATTTAAAGCTTTATCATAAACAATTCCGCCTGTAACAATACCTGTTGCTCCTGCAGTTCCCCACCATCCCCATTGTCCTGCGGGACCAGCATCGTATTCTGATTTGGCTAGTTCTTTAACATAATTGTTAACATCCATAATATTTGGAACTTTACCGCCGTTAGTTATAGCTAACCCAGCGTTAAATAGTCCAGTAGCAATTCCTACAGGCACTGTTAATTCTTCAGATGCTAGATTTACTGCGTCTACGAGAAATTTACCTACATTTGATACAATGTTTTTTTCTCTTTCTCTTGCAAGCTCTAAACCATCCTTTGCAAGATCTACATTATCTTCGTCAAAAATATTATCTTCTTCAGCCATTATCATATTCTAGCACTTCTTCAAAAGAAACTAAACCCCCATCTTGCATTTGCTGAGAAATCTCATAGTTTTTCTCCATTACGTCGGATACTAAATCATCAATAGCCTCTTCTGAAACAGCATCATAATAACCACCATTATCTAATTCAAACTGTAAATCTCTTATCTCTCTTTCAATGGCTTTCTCTTCTGTTTCAGAAAGATTTAAAAATCTGCCACCTTTTTGATTAATTTTATTTTTAAGAGAAAAAATTTTTTTCTTAATATAATTTTCATCAGCATTTAACTTTTGTTTTCC